CCCAACCGGTACAGGCCATGCGACTGAACTGCCAGTAGTACAGAAATACAAAGCGAAAGCTTTTAATGCCTGTAAACTGTCAGTTACGCTAGCCTTACCGTCTAATGCTGCCCGAGCTGCTCGATGGAGTTCTTTGAACCCCGTTTCGATCGCCTGGGAACTCATGCCTTATAGTTTCGTAATCGATTGGTTTATCGATATCGGATCCTACTTGCGTGATATGGAGACCGCCTATCTCTATAGTGCAGCGTTCAGAACTGGTCAACGATCAGATCTGTTCAACTGCAAGATAGATACGACGCTTGATTATTCTTACTTCAATCAGAATTATTCTGACATGATTAAGTATATCAAGGCCGCCGGAGGGCGCAGAAGACTCGATTTTAAACGGGTCCTGCTCACTTCTTACCCTAGCCCAAACCTGCCTAGGATCAATACTGATCTTAGTCCAGGTCGACTATTAACCGCCGCTGCTCTTTTGACGCAGTTCCTCCCATTAACCAAACCCGTTAGGGCGCGGTTCATGGATTTGGCAAGACCGTACAGATCTTACGTACCCAATAATGTTAAGGACAAGAACTTAAAGTTCAAGACTCAACAAGACTGGGCAGGTGAGCTACGTTGGTAGTGTCGTTTTCGACCTTTTCCCTTTAGATAGGAGTTAGTTATGGCTCTCGCCACTAATATCGTCCTTGCGGACGCACAGGGTACACCTGTAAATCACACTTTCATCCCATTGGGCCCTGACAAGAATGGCGTATTCTGGTTTGAAGACCAGAGTCAGACCACTCCCATCGGTTTCTGGAAGATCTCCATGGAAAGCAAACGGCCTGGGCCGGCTTCCGCTGGAGAGAATTCCTCGAAGCGGGTGATTCGTGTAAAGGTGGGTCTGCATCAGCCCGTGTTGGAAAATACAACCAACGCGACTGTTAGCGGTATCGCCCCTGCACCAGTTGTCAGTTACATCCCGCGTACGTATACGGAATATCTTATCCCGGAACGTGCAAGCCTTCTCGACCGCCAAAACACGCGGAAGATGAATGCTAACCTCCAGGCTAACGCCCAGGTGGTTGCGGCAGTAGAGACCTTGGCAAGTCTCTGGTAAGTTAGTATCATATATGACACACACTAGTGATAGTGCTAAGGTCGCTTTTCAGCGTCTTTGTGCCAAATTTGATACTCCTTACGCCCTCAAGGCGTCGCTCCTTTTAAAGAGGAGCGATCGTGACTTCGTCGAGCAATTGACGATGCCACAGCCTTGCCATTACCGCCGAGCCAGCGACTTTCGTAAAGACTACTTGATATACAACTACTTGAGAAAGTATGTTGGACTGTCTAGTGGGATCGATACGAAGGAAGCTGCCTTGTCAAAGTGGCGTTCTGCTGAGGAGCAGTGCCGCATAGCGAATAAGAACCTGAAATCCGGGTCGTACTTAACGTACGATGTCGAATCCGCACTTCTGCGGGCTCGGCACAAAATAGCTCGGGTTTTAGGAACTTTTAGCTACGACAAGGTATTAGGCGGTACAGGAATGGGACCGGGCGCGACGTTCGACTTAAGTCGTAGAGCGCGACCTGGAATAAAATATTCCTTGCCAATTTCGGTAACTGGTAGTGCACTGAACTTCGCGAAAGCGTGGTTGGAGCACGACGTTCACTGGTTCAGCAATGGATCAGGGGACTTACCGGACGGTCCATATTGTGTCCTTGACAGTAACTTTATTGTTACTCAAGGGAACAAACTTACGACCGTACCGAAGGACTCATCGAACGACCGCGTTATATGCATTGAACCAACTTTCAATCTGTTTATACAGAAAGGGGTCGGCAAGTATATACGACGGCGTTTGAAAAGGTTCGGTGTTAACCTTGATGATCAATCAAGGAATCAGCAGCTAGCGCATTTAGCGTACGCTCTTGGTTTGGCTACCATTGATTTGAGTAGCGCAAGTGACACCATTTGTGACGAGTTAGTGAAGATTCTCCTTCCTCTAGACTGGTGGTATTTCCTAGACCTGATACGTTCTAAGCGTACACGCATTTCAAAAGAATGGGTGGACAATCAGAAGTTCTCGAGTATGGGAAATGGTTTTACGTTCGAGCTAGAGACCCTAATATTTTGGGCTCTCTGTCCCGAAGGCGTAGAACACCACGCAGTTTTCGGAGATGACATAATCTGCGACCAATCGAAAGCACCTGAGTATATTACTATACTTGAGGGGTGCGGTTTCACTATCAATAGAGCCAAAAGCTTTGTTGAGGGACCTTTCTTTGAGAGTTGTGGAAAGCACTATTTTGAAGGCGAGGACGTGAGTCCTTGTTTTCAGAAAGAGCGCATTGTCACGTCTTCTGCATTAGTTCGTGCGCATAATAGGTTATTTAAGATACACGATCGCGTTTACGGTCAAGAGACGAAAGAATCTCCAGAACTGTACGCGGCTCAAGTATTCTTTGATGCCTATAAGTACGAGCGTAAACCGCTCGTACCGCACACTGCTGACGATAGAGGTTTTTACACCTATCGTTTGTCTTCCTTTCAATACTGTCCTAACAGGGGCTATAAGTGCCCTGTTCTGAAAGTGCCTAAGCGTTTGCTCAGAACTTATTCAGACGGATTGTATATCAGGAAGCTGCATGATCCATTTTCCGAAAGCCCGCTAGACCCGTTTTCGAGTCTAACGAGCGTGGCCGGTATGGAGTCTAATGCCAAGCTAAAGTTCTCTTGGATTCAGCCGTATCAACTCACTAGTGAGTTTTTGCCTGAGTACAGAAGAACCGAACGCTTAGCGTCACCTTCTTCCCATCGTGAGATGTTGGAAGGGCAGATCTAACCTGCGATTGCTCTAAAGAGCGAGC